ATTGAGGCGGGCGTCGTTCGCGGCGGCGTCATCCGTCACGAGCGTGCCCGTGTCGTAGTGGATCGTCGCGGACGTGGCCAGGTCGGCCGTGCTGTCCGAGGCCAGCTGGAACTTGATCGTACCGGCGGAACCGCCGGTGATGATTTCCGTATCCGTCTGGATGATGAGGTACAGGGGCTGGCCCGCGCCAATGTCGCGCGAGGCAGAACCCAGGTCGATGACATCGCCGATGAGGGCGGTGCCTGCCGCAGCTGCCACCGAAACGGCATCTGCGAACTCGTTGCGTTCGTCGAGGATCATGGTCTTGTTCTCCAGGGGCCCCGCTTACGCGGCGACCTTTGCTTCAGTGTGCAGCAGGCTGTCGACCCGGCGAACCGGGAAGCCGTCGAAGGTCATCACGGACTGGCCAGCGACGTCCGACATCATCAGGGTCGAGTTCTTGACCTTGTTGACCATCTGGCGGCGCAGGAAGCTGTGAACGCGGCGGCTGCAGTAGAAGGCACCACGGATGCCGGTCAGGTTCGGGATGAACGAGGCGACGTCGGTCATCAGGTCGATGAGGTCAGCGCCGGTCGCGGCATCCTTCGTCAGCTCGGCGAAGTCAACCTGGATGCGGTAGACGTAGCGCCAGTCCTTGAGGACCAGGCCAGCGTCCATGCGGTAGTGCGTGCGGTAGGCTTCCATCCGGCCACCGGCACCATCGACGTTCTCGATGGTGATCTGGCCCTTGTCGTCGGTCTTGAGACCGGCAACGGAGCCCTTGGGGTAGGTCATGAAGCAGGAGTTCGGGCCCCAGCCAATGAACCAGATCGAGGTGTTGGTGGAGTTCGAGCCGTCGGCGGCCGAGGCGTTGATGTTCTGGCCGTTTTCGGCGGACAGCGAGGAGTAGCGAGCGGCGAAGCCCGTGAACTTCTCGGGGGTGACATCTTCGTCGGCGTAGAAGATCGAGGAGGCGAGGTCTTGCGACATGCCCTCGATGTGGGCGGTGTCTTCCGACAGGCGGAAGGCAGCGGTGTTGCCGTTCAGGTCAGCCAGGGCCTTGTCGACCTCGGCGTAGGCTTCCATCATACCGGCGTTGTCGGTCACCTGGGCGGTGCGCGACTTGGTCGGCTGAACGCCGCCGTACAGCTTGCGCCAGGTCGGGGCAGGCAGGCCGGTGCGGATGGTCGAGCGGTGACCCGTCGGCAGGTTGCCTTCGATGTACACGGCGTCGGCCAGGATTTCGTTGGTCTGGGCGAGGATTTCGACGATCTTGTCGACCTTGCCGTTCGGGTCCAGACGCTTGGAAACGTCCAGCAGAGTGGGGTGGGTATCCGTAAGGGTGGTCACGGTAGTTCTCCAGTCAGTTCATGTTGGGGAAAAGGGTCTTGGCTGCGTCCTGGGCAGGGGAGGACTTGCCCCCCGCCACGAACGTGTCTTCGCTGATGGCCTTGCCGACACGGAACATGAACCGGATGACTTCCGGGTTGTCGCCGAGGCGGTGTACGTCCAGCAGTTCGCGGAGTTCCGGCGTGCCGAACTGGTCGACTGCCTTCTTCGCGACCGCCAAGTTGGCCGGGAGAGCATCGCCCCCGAACTCCTTGTCGGTTTCGGCACGGCCCTTCCATTCGGCGAACATCTCGCTCGTCGCCTGTTGGCTTTCAGCGACCCACTTCTGGGCCAGCTTCACGCCAAGGTCCGTGACCTTTTGCGCGGCGTCCTGCGGCAGGTTGAGTTCCTTGGCGACGTTCTTGAACTCACCGAGCAGTTCAGCGTCGAGTTCGACGCCTTCCGGCACGGAGAAGTCCTCGTAGGCCTCTGGCGCGCCCTGGGGTGCGTCTTCGGCCTTGTCGCCTTCGGCCTGCTGCGCCTGTTCGCCTTCGACCGGATCGGTCGGGGCGGCTTCGGCTACCGGCTGCTGTGCGGTGGCGTCGGTGTTGGCGACGTCGCCCGCGGTCTGCGATGCGGCTTCATCGGTGGGTGTGTCGGCCGTCATCAGCGTCGTGTCAGTCATGTCCGAAATGCTCCTGCATCATGGTCTGAAAGCCCAGCGGCGCGGCCTTGGCGACCTTGCCCTGGAACTCGAGACCGATGGCGCGCTTGCCTTCCCTAAAGAACGTCTCACTGTTGCCAGTGAAACTTGAGACGTAGAGACCCGTGGCCTCGAGCAGACGCCAGACAATCCGGCGGCCCCGAGGCGTGGCCATGAGCCATTCCAGATCGGCCTTGTCAGTGTCCCTGCGGTTCCGAGCGTCCTGGGCTCTCGCCTCGGCGCTCTTGTGCTGGGTCTCCAAGTCGGTCGGGTCTTCCTGGCTCATAGCGGGAACCTACGTCGCGCGCGGAACGGAAGACATACCGCGCTCGAGCCGGGCCAGCGAGCAGGTGTGCTTTTCGACCTCGCCGTCCAGGCGGTGGTAGGTCTCCGCATCCATCGAGCGCACCGACCGATAGCCGCTTGCGTGGCTCCAGATGTCGGGGGCGGCGAGGGTCCGTTTGTATTTGACCGTCACGCCCGGGTAGTCCTTCTCGTCGCCGTGGTGAACGTGGCCGACGTACCAGACGCGGGAGCCGTGCTGTGAGGTTTGCCACAGGTCGGGCACGTCGACGGCCATCAGCAGGGGGAGGTCTTTGCCCTTCGCCCCGTCGCCGTGCGTGGTGCCGATCAGGTTGGTGCCGAAGCCCATGAACCAGTAGGGGTTGGGGCTGGTGACGACCGTGACCCTTGGCTCGTTCTCGTAGAGCAGCGCCAGCATCTCGGCCAGCATGATCGCCGTGATGCCGTCGTGGTTGCCCGGGTTGATCCGCACGGTGAGGTAGAGGTGCTTCTCGAGCATGCGGGCAATGTGGTGGCGCTTGCAGCGGATGCTGGCGCGGACGACCTCGGCGTGGCGGCCGTGCGTGTCGAGATGGTGGCCGCTCTTGGTGCGGCTGGCGTTGTTGTCGGCGTGGAGGCTGTCGCCCAGATCGATGTAGAGGGCGTAGGTCGACGAGGGCGTGGAGGCGACTAGCCTGTCGATGGCCGCCTTGGTGATGCGCTCGAACTCGGCCAGGTCGAAGGACTGTCCTGTCTCTTCCTTCCACGAGTAGAGGCCTGCGTGCGGATCGCCTTGCGGGTAGACCGTCAGCAAATCGTCGTCGGTGTGTGCGGGTGGGGCGAGGGGCTCGAGGGGCTCCAGTTTCTCAAGCAGCGCCGCCTTGATAGCCAGCAGCCGTTCGGCCTGCGCCTCGGCGTCTGGCGACTGGCGCTCCCACACCCGCTCGACGCCGTTGGGGCCACGCTGGACCGTGACCTTGCCCATGCGGTACCCGGGGGCGACGCCGTCGTTGAAATGGCCCGGCGCGTGGCCACGGCGGGCGGCCTCTTTGTTGTAGCGATCCGCTGCTTCCTGCACGGATGATTTCCCCAGGCCCAGCGCCTCCGCGGCTTTGCGGATGTTGCCGTGCTCTCTGACTGCTTCGACGGCCCTCCATTGGGTGTCGGTGGCCCAATCGGGTTTGTCGCCGTCGGGGGGAACGAAGGTCAAAGCCATGAGGCGTTTCCGAGCTGTGGGAGGGGGCGGCCTAGTCGGTGTAGGTCACGGGGTCCAGCGGCGAGACACGAGTTCGGACACGCCGAAGCGGGCCTTGCTCGCGCCAAGGACCGCCGTCACTAGGTCGAGCACGCCGCCAGCGACCAGGCCGGTGGCGAGCGTCGTGCTGGCGTCGGCGTAGGTCAGCAGCGCCTTGGTGTAGCCGACGGGGACGATCTCGGTGAAGACCGGCAAGCTTCGCGTTGCGACCGTGCTGGTCGTGGTAATCGGAGACGACGCAACGGTTCCCAAGACAAGTTGCCCTTCCCAAATATGAAACGTGACAGCGTTTGACGCCGGAAAGGCTTGGCCCCCACGCAGCCCAAGCTCAAGCGTTGAGCTGACAGACGCAGCAGTTTCCGTGCAATCAATGCGGTCCCACCCACCCGTAAACGTGTGCCCGCCGTAGGCGTTGTTATTTACACTACGGTAAACAATCTGTTCTCCCGCTACACCCTTGACGTAATACGAATTGTTGTAACTGGCGGTAACTGTCAGCCCGACAACGGACTGCTGTAGCACCGACCTGTTTCCGCTCCCCGGGCCGCCCGCAAGGCTCATCACCACCTTATCGGCGGTCAATGTGCCGTCAGGCGCAATCGCATCGTTGGCCGTCACCACAGGGATGACGCCAGCTCCTGCCGCCGTTTTCGACCAGCTTGCGTTGTCAAACTCGCGCGAGCGCAAGAGGAGGTTTATTGCGGCAGGCTCTAGCGCCAAACCACGGTCTGTCCGCTGCGGCACGTCGGCGGCAAACTCCACGACCGTTCCGTCGGCAGTCAGCGCCGCGGCCGCCCCGACCCGCGTGAAGATCGAACCCGTGGGCATGGCCGACGTGAAGTCGTGGGTGACGCCGCTCCCCTTGAAAGACGAAATGGTCGTCTGGCCGAAACCAAGGGTGAGGGCCTGGCTCACAGGTACAGGGCCTTGATGTCGGTGGCCGTGGTGCTGGTGGCGTTCACCCGACGGCAACGAACCGGCAGGATCGTGCCGCTCGCGACGTTCTTGAACGTCTCGACCACCTCGCCTGCGATGTCGCCAACACCAACCACGACCACATCGCCGCCGACGCCCACGAAGAGGGCCGAGGCAGCGCCGCCTGCGAAGTCGGTGCTGTTGTGGGGTGTTACGGGTGCGAAGAAGCGTGCGGGGCCGTCGGACATGTCGTTCTCCTAGTAGGTGTACGGCGCGGGCGAGCCGTAGCCCATGAGGTTGTTCATTATGTCCGCCCCTGCGTTCGAGGCACCGTTCTGCGTGGCGACGCCGCCCATCTTGCTGACGCTCTCGGCGGCTTGCTGCGCTTGGGCTGCTGCCTGTTGCGCCGCCTGCTGGTCGGCACGGGCCTTGCGGACGAGGGCGACCTCCTCCTTGCCGACGATCAGTTCGGGGTCGACGCCGATCTGGTCTGCGTAGTTGTCCACCCAGCGGTCGGCGTCGAACTTGTCGAGCACTTCGGGCTTGATCTGGGCCATAGCGCCGAGGTTGCCGACGAAGCGGTCGGTGCTGTTCGCGCCGATGGCACGTTGCGCCTGTGCCAGGATCGAGACGAACTCGACGTCGAGGTTCACGCCGATCAGCTCTTCGGGCGGCGGCGGCAGCGCACCGGCCTGCAGCAGGCGCTCGAAGGTGATCTCGATGAGCGGGTCGAGCAGCTCGTTGTGCAGACGCTCGAGCACGGGGCCCAGCATCAGGAGCTTCTCCTCGTGGCGCTCTGCCACCTCGGTAGCCGTCATGTTGGTCGAGACGGCCTGCGAGATCATCAGGAACAGGTCGGAGTACATGCCCTCGCGGATGCGTTGGCGGACGTCCTGGATGTCCATCAGCAGGTGGTTCAGGTCGAGGCCCACCTGGAACAGCGGCTTGACGCCACCACCGGCAGAGGCTGTGTCGGCGACGGTGTAGCCGCCCGGCAGAATGTCGACCTCCTCGCCCTTGAGGCTCGAGGGCCCCTGCAGCGGCGGGCGGGTCTGGTAGTCGATGCCCTGGCTCTTGCGCAGTTGCTCGTGCTGGAGCTGCTTGATGTCGCCGAGCACTTCCATGCCGGGGCTCTGGCCGTAGACGTCCTCGCTCGAGGTGTACCAGCGAGGGGCCAGGACGCGGAACCGCTCGAAGCCGCTCTCGCGCAGGAGCTTGTCGCCGTCGCCGCCCTTCTCGAAGTAGCAGCTGGCCCAGGGCATCTGGCTGCTCTGCTTCGAGCGGATGTCGCGCTCCTTGCGGGGCTCGATGGCGTGGACGATGGTGACCCAGCTGTCGCCGTTGCCGTTGGAGACCATGTTCCTGACGGCCGAAGAGCAGTTGTCAGCGCCGAACTCCTGCACCAGCTGGCGTGCGGTCTTCTGCAGCTCGCGGTACGACGTGTCGACGTTGCCCCTGAAGTCGGTGGCCAGGGCGTAGCGGCCGACGGTATTGGGGTAGAGGTGGATGCCGCGCTCGAAGTCATCGAGGATCAAGGTGTTCGCCGTGCCGAAAGCTCCAAGCTCTTCGTAGAGCTGGTGCAGGGCGCGGTAGGTATTTGACTGTCCGAAGACAGCTTGCATCTTGCGGGTGACCTGCGCCAGCCAGACCTTTACGGGCTGATACTCCATCAGTGCGTCGTCGGGAATGCGCAGGCGGAACCAAGGGCGCGCTGGACTTGTCACCCCCGACATCATGCCCGCCGCCAGGATGCGCAAAGCGCCCGTGCCGGTGCGGTCGTAGATCGCGCCGTGGCGGCGCTTACCGTCGTTGCGGTCGTCGGCCGTGAAACGCCCGGCGCGAGGAAAAAGCTGCGTGCTTAAATCTTGCCAATGCGAAATCCAAGACGACCGCTCGGTTTCGAGCGCGCTCCAGCGTTTCAGGTAGTGTTGTTTCCGGGGGGCCTCAATCACAGCCGGTTCCCCTTCGCTATGTTTTCGCGGGCTGGGATGCACTGCAGGTTCCAAGGAACGTGCAGCCCGCAGACGGTCTTGCCTTTGAGGGGCACGATGTGGTCGACGTGATGGCGCACGCCGGTCAGTTGGCTCAGGTGCTCCGACCGCTCGTAGATCGCGATCAGGGCTTCGCGGCTCACGTTGGGCAGGGTGGCTTGTCCTTTGAGGGCCCGCCTCACGTTTTCGTGGGCGGCTCGCCGCGGCTTGTTGGCCTCGTGGTACGCCTTCCGCTTCTCGGCCACTTTTTCGGCGTTGGCCGCGCGGTACGCCTTTTGGTTTGCGGCGAACTTCTCTGTGTTGGCGGCGTAGTACGCCCTGTCCCACGCAACCATCTTCTCTTCGTTGGCCTCGCGCCAAGCCTTCCGCTGCACGGCCA